CAACGGGTTGACCCCGCAGTCCGTACGTCTCATCGTCAAGCGGTATGCGGATCGGTTGGGTATCGATGACATATCTGCCCATACCTTGCGCCACACCTGTTGCACCCTCGCCATCGAAGGCGGTGCCTCTGCCCCCCAGGTGCAGTCCCACCTCCGCCATGCCGATGTGAAGACCACCTTGGGCTACTTCGACAACCGGGAACGGTTGACCGACAATGCGGCGGACTACATCACACTACCGGACAACGGGCAATAAGACTATATTAATAGTCCCCGCCGCACATACCTCCGGGTAAGTGTGGTGGTGGATGCTAGGGTTGGAGACTGTGGTGGTCTCCAACCCACTTTTTTTAGTATGACCAGATCCAAGGTCGCGGGACGTGGAACTCATCCTCTGGTTGGATATCGTCCAGATGGAGAAACCGCCCCTCGCCTTTTTGTTGGATGCCGATCCCGGTGAACCCTTCCGCCAGGGCTAGCTGGAGAAGGCGCATCGCGTCACCCCCCCGCACCGCAATGTCCACCGCCCGCCCCGTTGAGTGCGCCCCTGCGTTGCCAGACTTGATAATCTTCGCCGCTTCGATGGAGTGCGTAATGTCGCGGTATCCGCTGGATATCGTCATGCCCCGCCCGTATGCGGACCGCACCCTTTGCAGCCGGTCCATCGTATCAGTATGCATCTGATTGATGCCACTCTCCTTGCAGACGAGCTCACCAAATCCAAAGTTGGGCCACCGATCTCGCGGCCAATTGTCGCGTGTATAACTCATAATAATCACCTCCCTGCGTACAATATAACGGGTAGCGGGAGGGATCGTGGTGCAGTTTAATCAGCTTTGGTGTAATTGATCCTTGCATACTGCACGAATGTGTAGTATTATATTCCCATCGGTTGGTAGATTGCACATACGAGCAAATACAGCGATATCACACAAATATATTTCGATATTTTTCAACTTTTCGTTAAGTGACTGCCGTGCAACACTATAAACTTTTTTTAATTTTAAATCTGGCTTAATATCATGCATCTTTTTGCAAATTGTTGCATGATATCAAGCGACAATTTATCAGCACAAACAATTTAATTTGCATATGTGAATAGATAGTGATAACATATTGCCCCCTACAGAAACGCAGAGAACCTCTTAACTACTGGCAGGTGCTTATGAGTACTCCCCAGATTACCCCCCTACAGGCTTGGCTTGACCGCAAAAACATGACGGCCAATTCCCTGAGCAATCTGCTAAACATCCCCCGTGAGACCATACAGTCATTAGCGCGAGGAGAGGCGGATCGAATCAGCTTGAATTACCTCGCGTCAATAGCGGATGCCACCAAACTATCGCTCGAAGCAATCATAGAGACCGACAAACAGGTCGATTGCAAAATTGACGATGAGGAGATCCTACCAGAGTTGCACGGAGGGCATCCGGCTATTGATCAGATGCTGCGTTGCATTGAGGAACACTTACACCAACACACGGAATCGGAAATCGGGAAATATACGTCTCCCGATTTCACCTGTAGTGGAGAGACATACCAACGCGCCCTACTGACGCAACGTTCGATGAATTTTCAGCAGATGAGCGATTCCAACCAAAACAACGATGACAGTGTAACCAACACATTTTTGCGGGCAACGTGGATGACGTTAGACGGCGAGTTGATAGAGGATTGCAAAGTTATTTTTTGTCATTGGTTGACTACATCTGTAGACCCACACGGGACTGTAACCAAAAATTACACCACTACGTTTTTTCGACTCACAAAATCGACCAGTGAATTAGCCGAAAAAGAATTGCCACAAATAGACAGATGGTGGTGGCGCATACCCACCGAGTTTCCGCAACCGCAAATTTAACGAACAAAAAACCTCCGCTAGGGGTGCAACCCTAACGGAGGCAAAGAAAAATCACCCCAAACCGTGAAGAAAGGAGGATTTCATGCCCAATTATAGCCACTGCTGCACGTTCGTGCAACAAGTTTTTAGTCGATCACCCCCCATACATAGTGTAAATGTCCGATCAGAGGTGCTATTATGCGCCGTCTAGAGCGGATATTCCCGTACGCCTTGGTTTTCATCGCAGGGTATCTGCTATTACGCATCCTACCCAAACTGATATTTAACCACTAAGGATACACTATTATGCCATTCGACCCACCAGAGCGTCCCGCCGGTAGCTACGAGCCGCACCCCGCTGGCACCTACATCGGCACCATTACCGAAATCAAAGACTACGGCAAGATGGACTCGCTGTATCGCACCGCAGACGGCAATACGAAAGAGGTCCATCGTGTTGCCATCGTGGTCACTGCGGAGCAGTTGCAGATGGAATCCGGCGATCCCTGGTCACACTACGAGTTCGTCAATATTTCCTTCGCACCCAAGTCCCGCCTTACCGAGCTCCGCAATCTGTTGCGCGATGTCGATCTGACCAACGCTGAACTCAACGAGGTCTTTGACGAGACGGTGGAAATGATTGGGCGCAAAGTCCGCTACAAAATCCGCCACAAGAAAAACGAGGACAACGACAAGGTTCGCGCCGTCATCCACGATTGGGAGTATGCGGATGGCGAGGCATCGGCCCCGGCAGAAACCATGCAGAAGGATGCGGCCAAGGAAGCGGTCAAGAAGGCGTTTGATGGAGGAGACGATGATGACCTCCCTTTCTAAGGCCGACGCGGAATCGGCGTTAGCAGAAATCATCGCTAATCGAACGCTCACTCGTCCCCACGATGACGCCAGCGGTATGAGCAAGCGACAGCATTTCGCCGCCTGTGCCATTACGGGATTGGCAACCGATGGTCCGCAAGGTATGCCCTATCTGGTCTGGATAGAAAAAAGCACTGAACGTGCGGTGGATATAGCAGACGCACTAATCGAGGCACTCAATGCGACAGATACTACAGATCAGTAGTGAGTTGCCCTCTCTCAATGAGACCGTAGCGGAGACCAAACGGCACTGGTCCCGCTACGCCTCATTGAAGAAGGATGCCACTGAATTGGTCAAGTGGAACTGTAAGGCGCAGAAGCTGAAACCGGTCACGGAACGGTGTGTGCTCACCTTCGATTGGCCGCACTCCCGCAGAGACCCGGACAACCAGTCGTTTGGAGCAAAGATGATTCTGGATGGTCTGGTCAAAGCGGGTGTGCTGCCGGATGATTCGCGCAAATGGATTGCGGAGATCAAGCACCTCTTTGTGCGCGACAATAAAATTGATCAGATAGTGATCGTGGAAATCAAGGATGTTCAACGGGACTAAAATTGGAGACAAGACAATGGAAAACGTGCCCCATAGCGTAGAGGACTTTGGGCAGTATTATGAGGCGATGGAAGAAGAGCCGCAGAATTGTAGAATCGAATTAATCGGACCACCAGCAGAATCACCCTATCAAGCTGATATAACATTAGCACTCATCGCTGGCGAAGGACGCGCAGAAGATCACCTCAGTGCGTTGGCGTATCACCGCAACGAACTATATCGTATTGAAGGTCACCTGGAAGCGCAGATCGAAAAAGCGCAAGCATGGGCACAAAAACGAGGACAGGCAACAGTCAACCGCATTGCATGGCACGAGCGGTGCCTCGAAGCATGGTTCAAAAGCACTGGTGCTAAATCTGCTAGCCTTATTAATGGCAAACTCAAAAACATCAAGGGACGCCAGCGTGTCGAAATCGTGGATGAAGATGCGATCCCTGCGGAATACAAAAAAGAGACCATCACCTATTCGCCGGACAAGAAACGCATCCTCGCGGCGTTGAAGGAATCGGGCGAAATCGTGGAAGGCACTGAGGTGGTGGTTGGCGAGGATTCAATTAAGATCGACACACCGGACGATGACGTATGAACGAAGATACTAAACAGCAAACCGTACCTCGCCCAAGGCATAAAACGCTTAACGTGGACGGGTGGAAAACTTGGGTGCATAGTAGACCGCGCATACGGCAAAAGGTTGTCGATGGATACTACGTGACAATTGGGCGCATATATCCTCGCCGCTACACCGGAGCCAGAAAATGTCCTCACCGCTACCACATTGAAACAGATGACCGCGAGACCGCAGAGGCTGAAGCAATGGGGTTGCAATATGGAAGGTTAGTACTGGGGCTAAAATACGAAAAGAGGTATCAATGACTGACATCGCCAACCTCGTCAGTGCGATAGTGCCCACCGCCCCCACCGACAAGCCCCCCCTGCCCGATCCGGGGCCGGAACGCTTGCAGATGCAATGGGGCGAACTTACACGCGAGGGATTCGACTACGCCAAGATTGCCAAGCTGATTAACCTCGCAAAAAGTTTGGGCGGTAGCGCGAAGACGTTGACCCTCGCAATGGACGAGGTGCATCTGTCCGGCAAGCCAGTGCGGAACCTTGCGGAAATGCTGGAGACCAAACTGCGGGGGCGTCTGTCGATCACTACATCCGCACCGGTTGAAGACGGAGCTCGTCAAGGCAACAGCATCGTCTACAACAAACCGAAACCCACCGCCACCGATACCGCGAACAACCAACGCAATGGATTCGGCTGGATGGTAATGTTTGCAAAATCGTTGGGCGTCCAGCGCACGGTACGAGTCCTCAATATACCGGTGCCGATGATGGAGGTCACCCTACGCAACGACAAAATATGTATCGGAGACCTCGATGCGCTGGACTACTACGATCAACAAACCGACGATGGAACGAGCAGCACGAATCTACAAGACGCAAAAGGAAATGGCAGAAGCGTTGGGCATTAGCCAACCGACTGCGCGACGATTGCTGATTCGATACGACATACCACATCCATCCATCCGTAAACAATAAGGGGAGGTGGGCCGGAGTAACAGTCTGACACAAGCTGGGCGGATCGTAAGGGGAGTACGATTCGCTACTCTGGTCCACCACTATAATTATGACAGATGAATCAACACAACGAATACTGCGCCACATACTAACCGTAGTTGAGACAACAGGTGCTACGCCGTCGATCAGAGACATCCAGAGTTTAATGGGTTTTAATTCGACCAACGCGGTGCGGCACCACCTCAAAAAGTTGGCAGATGACGGTCACCTATCAGATGAAGCCGGACGCATCGCATTGGGTCCACGTTACGCCGTGACGATCCATGACATGGCTACTCAGTAGACGCCGCCGGTGGCCCGTGCAAGGCAAGACCGCAAACTACGAAGTGAAGAGAAACCCAGGCGATCCGCCGCGATGGCATTGCACCTGTCCCGGTTTCAACTTTCGGGGCCGGTGCCGCCATGTGGCGGAGGTGCGAGAGAAACTGGTCGAACGATATAGGGAGGTACTAGGATGAGAGTCGAAAAGGTATATGAATGAATACTTTATTGAAGATACAAGAAGTGGCAGAAAAATTATCGATATCAGAAAATCAAGTCTACGTATTAAAAGCGACAGGCAAATTGCCGTATATCAAAATCGGACGCTCTACTCGTTTTGATGAAGAAGACATTGCAGACTTTATTCGAGCGAGGAAACACAAGATAGAATAAAACCCACTGTGTCAATATTGTGTCAATTAAATTGTAAAACAGAAAATAGCCACCTACGAATTAACGTAAGTGGCTATTTTTTATGGCTCCGCGGGTTGGATTCGAACCAACGACCAAGTGATTAACAGTCACTTTTTATACTTAGACTGTTATTAAGCAATAACAATGACTTATGAATTTAATTCTTGATTTACAATTAGTTACGCCCTATATTTTCACACACCGAGCCACACCAAGACACACTGAATCGCATTGCCGCTGTGTCAATATTGTGTCAAAAAGGGGAAGACTAAATGCCAGCACGAAAACATCGGGAGGGTGCAGTATCTTATTTTAAAAAAGGCTTATACTGGCACGCCTACTGGACCGATCCAATGACGGGTGTTCGGGGCCAGCGCAGTTTAAAGTGCACCACTCAGCGCAAGGCCATAGAAGAGGCTAAAAAAATTAATGCCGCTCTTGAAGATGATACCACTCATAAGTTAGACATGGCAAGAGAGTCTCGCGGTATCACATTTAAAGATGCAGTTCAATCTTATATAGAATTGGAAGGACCGCGCCACGCAGAAAGCAGTTTTAGACAAATCAAAAATCGTCTTTTAAGGATGTGTGCAGAGCATGGAAGAAAGCCTTTACACTCAACCTGGGAGTCTGTGCCCATGCAATCTATTGACGATACGATGATCGACAATTGGATCAAAGCGGAAAGAGGTAAGAGCAAGTGGTCCGACAACACTTGCCGGTTAGTGCTCAATGACATCACCCAAGTGCTGGAGCACGCTTTTTTGCAAAATTGGGTTGTCAGAAACAAATCCCGCGATGTAAAAAAAGTCAAAGTTAGAGACGAGCAAATTCCAGAAATACTGGCAGACGATGTAGTCAAACCTCTATTCGATGCCCTGCCCGTCCATGTTCGAATAGTCATGGGCATCTTGTTAGATACTGGACTACGACTTTCTGAGTTATTTCGGTTGGTTTGGGCAGATGTTGACACAAAAGGTAAAACCTTAACGGTGCGAAACCGCGCAAATCGTACTAAGTCTGGCAACTTTAGATTGGTTCCGCTTACAAGTAGTGCTGCTGCAATATTTGATGACCTTCGCAGTGGATCTGAGTGGAATCTGGTGGAAACCCCGAATCGAATTCGGTCTGGTATGAGTAAGCTGACTACCAATCAACGTGCCGAACTACTTGCGACCATAAAGGAACTCAAATGCAATTGCTTTACCGTCGACAACAGATTGCAGGGAGAACGTGGTGGGCAAAAAAAGTACTGCGATATCTGCGAGGGCTTGTTTGACCAGTACGACATCACATACCAGCATGGGCGTAAGATTTGGAAGGATCGAGACAGAAAACCGCGCACGATTACGTGGCTTCCAGATGACAAACCATTAAACCACGTAATTCCAAAGTTTAACCCCTACAAGTCACTCGACAATGCTGCGGCTCTTGTCGGAGTGGAACGCTTTCGCCCACACCAGATGCGACATACTTGGGCAAGTAGGTTAATAAAAACGATGAGTGCCTATGAACTAATGGAAATCGGTGGATGGTCAGACATTGAAATGGTTAAGCGTTACGCACGACTAGACAATTGCACTCTGATTAATAAAGTAGAGAATACATTAGAAGACCTTCCCGGTCTGCGTGTCAACCATAAGCCCGATCTACGAGTAGCCTAACTCCCCCACGTATCCTGTATCGCTTGTGATAGCACATAGGCGATAGCAACCGCCGCCATGGGCCATGTCAATTCGACGGCCCCGCTGGCGGCGGCGGCACCGACTGCTGCGGTGACCGCCAGTTTGCGCGATTTAACCTTATCTACAATATCAGTGATGAAAGTCATGCGGAGACCTCTTCGAGTTCGGGTTCAGTATGTCCGTTCTGTTCGGGTGCTGCGGGTTCGGCCTGTGGCGGGTGCAGATCATCCAGTATGGATACCGCACCAACGATCTGCTGGAGACTGTTACGCAGTGTCTGTAGACGTGCCTCCACCTGTTGGATCTCGCCTAGTATCTGCTGATGGGACTGTGTCAGTTGTGCGCGTCGATCAGTGATCTTCTCAATCATCTGGTTGCCTCACATTGTGAAATAGTTTAGTTGGAGTGAAATACTTTTGCAGCCCAGCCGAATAGCATGGTCATAAACCAGCAGACTGAACCATAAACGAACTCATGCTCAAAAAGCCACGCCGGACCAGGGTATCCATATTCTGCAAATCCAGCCCATAACACTGTAACGCATCCAATCGCCGCGCCGGACCATGCGCCACATGATTTCAATTCGTCCGCGGCTTTTTGTTTTTTGGTCATCTGGATCATGTCGCGCCGTAGATGCTTTGCTTCGCCCCGTGCCTTCCGCATGTCCTTTGTGGTGCGAGAGAGCACCGATTCCGTTGCCCCTTTCATGCGCTTTTCTTGCGCGAGCTCCTTGTGTAAACGAGTGTATGCGCGTTTGACATCGGCGAATGTCATGCCGTCTGGATCTTCGGGTAGGTTGTTCCAGTTGACCCTGTAATTTTTTGCCATTATAAATACTCATATTAATTTTTCGTATCGCTCCCATTTGGCCCCTCGCTCCATTTCCACCAATCTGT